CTTAATATATGTCTATCTGCCATCTCAGTTTAATTTATAAATACTATATAGATAATATACAAAAAAAACTAGAGAATATAAAATAAAAAAGGTAGGAGATTAACCCCTACCCTTTTTAAAATTAAATGTTTGTTATATTACCAAACAGCGTTATTTTCAATAGCAATTTTATTACCATTGTCTCCTGCCCATGCTTGAAGACCTTCAAATAGATCATCTAGCTGTCCTTGAGCAGCAGTATCAGAACATTTTACATAGATCTTGTAAACATACTGATCATTATCAAAAACACCTGTTGGGTTGTTGAATCTAGGTACAGAATGTTGTACATAGTAAGCTCTATATGTAGCTGATCTATCTACAGCAGCAAGAAGTTCATCAGATAATTCAATTTCTCTGATTCTTGCACTGTCTGCGTTACCTTGATTAAAAGGACTTTGACGGTATCTTTCAGAAATAATTAAATCTCTAATTACTTGCTCACCTTGAGTTTGTTCCATTGAACCTGGAGTGCTTGTTGCAACACCACAGTCATTACATGGGTTACCAGTCTCATCAAGTAAAGATACAATAATTTCAATAGGCTCTCCATTATAATGATCTCTAGTATCAAATGAACAGTTACCAAATACAGTATCAACATATGCTCCAACATAGTTTACTTTAGCACTTACTTTAGAAGCACCATTTGGATCAGTTGAAGGAGTGTAGTTTCCAGAACCAGCTTCACCAAGTGTTTGTTCAATAGTATATACTTCTTGAACAACTTGAGTTCCGGTAGTTACTGAAATAATAACTCCACCTTCAGATACAGTATTAACAGTAATTTGAGCATCAGTATTTCCTGCATCTACAGTAAGAACATCCCCTACAGCATATCCAGATCCAGCAGCAGATACAGAATAAGTATCAATTGCATCACCAACTCCTAGTGTAAGAACGTTAATAGCAAATCCGCTACCACTACCACCAGTAGTTGCAACAGCATTAGCTACAGCATAACCAGTACCTGCAGCAGAAAGAGTTGAAGTTTTAACAGCATCAAGATCAGCTTCTGCAACAAAAGGTTTAATTAGCGGGTTAGCTAATACCATTTTAGACATTGTAGCAGCTACTACAGCAGGGTCAATAAATTCTTGACCATCAATGCAACATACATTTGCTGAATCTCCAATAGAGTATGCGTTGTGATTTAAGAATCTAAGTGCAGGTGAACCTTTTACATCAATTCTCATAAATTGTGTTTTTCCACAAGGAGCACAATCAGAAGCTAAAGAAAGACTAGCTGTTGATTGACTTGCAGTAAGACAGTTTGTTTTCCACAATCTTGTAATATATCTAGGATTAAGTCCTTTAGATTTTACAGATTCTTTGTAACCACCATGTCCAGGATTGTTTCCAATAGTGTCTTTAGAATAAAATGAACCTTGAACTAGGTAAGCAAGCTCTCCGGTTGTAATTGCAGGTACACCTGCTCCACCAGGAAGGGCTACTGATTCCCAATCCGCTCCATCAATCAAAGCCAACTGACCAGCAGTCAAAGCACTTGTAGCAGTACCAGCAGTCAATAATGTGCTGTCTGCAATAAACGTTTTGTTAAACGCGTGATTAAAATAAGCCATAATAAATAAAATTTATGCAGGGACCATTACCCCCGCTAGTTAATAAATAATTTGATTTGAAACAGTTTACTCTGGTGTAACAACGTGTTACAATAATAATATACAATTTTTATCTGTAAAAACAAACTAACTCAAAAATAATAACTTGTATTTTGCAGAATTAATTGCATCTTTTACAAGATCTAAATTGTTGACAATTTCTGAGTGAGGCATCACTGCTTGTAACTCATCAACTTGCATTTTTATTTCTCTCATATATTCTATTGCATCATCAACAGAACTAAGAATAGCAAGACCTTCAGATTCATACGCTAAAATAACTTCACATGCTCCTTGATATCCTTCAGCAATAGTATCAGCTAAATCAGGTAAAGAATCATAAACTTCATTTAAAGCTTTATGTTGAGCATAAGAACCATCACCTTTTACTTGAAGATGTAATTTATGAAAACTTGTTGAAGCATTCATTAATTCTTGAATTAAACTTGCTGTCATAGCATCTATCTTTTGCATTTCAGGAGACCTGGTTTGCGTACTCTCCAAAGTAGATTTTCTTTTAAGTTTAGTACCAGAAACTTTCTTTGCTAATGTTCTTGTTTGATCCATGGTTAATTATTTCTTTCTGCTGATTGCATACCTCTTTGTTGTTGATATAAATTTTCAATATCTCCAGCAATTAATGCGGCAGTATCATCTAAAATTACTTCTACTAAATCATCTTTAAATTCACAATCAACATTGGTTGTACTAATATTTCCTGTGTATGGATCAACACAATCTGCAATTTGTATGTAAGTTGGTTTTCTATAATAAGTTAACACTGGTTCTACAAGATCAAAATCTTTCCTGTAAATCCTAATAGTATTATTTATCATAGTGCAAAATGTTTCTCCCCATTCAAAACTAGGATTTTTTAGAGGATCTCTCATTATTAATTCAACATTGGCTTCTTCAGCTAAATATACAGTCATTGATCTTGGCTTGCAGCAATCATCTTTTGCCTTTGTAGTTACTTTTTTAAACTCAAGATATTCCTCTACAGGAAAATTATTTGTTTCAAAATAATCATCTGTAACTGTTCCTGTTAATGAATGCTCAATAAGTAAAGGTTGGAGATCGTCTATTCTTTTTTTAGATAGTTCATCTCCCTCCTTATACATATTTCCACCATGCAAATTTCTTCTACACCACTCTAATTGTGCTTTATTAAAAGCTTCAATAAATTGCCAACACTCAATATTATCATAATCTTGACTATCAAGTTTATTGAGTCTTTGTTTTAATTTTATTAAAAGAGTGTTATTATTCATTTTAATTTATTTTATGAATTCCAATATGGTTCAACTTTTTCCATAATAGAAAGAAGTGTTTCTTCATTTTCTGGATTCATTAGAAATGTTAAACATTCTGATGGTGATTTACCCATTCTAATACCACTGTCTATAGGTTCAATCCAACCACCAGCTTTTGTTGCAATAAATCTGTAAAATAATGCATCTTTAATTAATGCTCTTATTTTAATTTCTTCCATAGATAATGTAGATACATCTAAGAAGTTTTGAGCAGCTCTTCTTTTGTTAGATTCTGTACCACCTCCATTGATATAATCATCCATATTTTCATATAAAATATCATTTGGTGTTGACTTAGTATATTGAGAACTATTTGTATCACAAATTTTTGAAACATACATTAATTTTGTAGTGTTTTCATCAAACATTTTTTGCAATTCTACTAATGCTTTATTTCTAATTTTTGTTAATTCAGTTCTAGTAGTTAAACTCTCTTCTAATGTATCTAAGTAAAACTTAATACCTTTTGGGCTTGATTTAGCCTCTTTAAGAGATTTAGCTACAATAGAAAATCCACCTGCTTTTATAGCGTGTATTTTAATTTTATCATATGGATCTAATTCTGGATCTAAAAAAACTGGATCATTACCACACTTAATTGAAATTTTATCCCAAAATTTAGAATTGTCAGGACGCATAATTTGTAAATCATTCCAAAAAGTTGGACTATCTGGATCAACAACATTTGCTGCTAATTCAGCTTCAAGTTCAGAAACTACTTTTCTTATTTCTTTAATTTTAGCCTTTTTTTCTTTTGGCGCTAACATTTTAACTTCAGGTGCAAATTCATTTAAACCTGTTACATATCTTTTTACTCCATTCATTTCTAGACATGCTAATGACTCTTGATGAAATACTCCATCATGTAATGCAAGTCCATAATGTTCTAACCCCATATTTTCTTTATTAGGATTAAAAAAAGGACGTATAGCAACAGTTTGTTTTTTTGCCTGTTGATATTTTTCAACAATAGTGTAATCTTCCATTTTTGTTTGGTTTTAATTAATAATTATTATTCTCAGTCAAAAGTACATAATTATGTACAATTTATTATTACTAATTTCTAAAGCAAGGTTTTATCCTTGCTCAAGTTTTTTGACTATTAAACAACTACTTTTAAAGCTCCTGATGTATGATATAAGTCACCTTTTGCAAGACCTGCTGCTAATGCTGCTGCATTATCTGCATGGTCCCTTGCTGAGATATCTTTACCAACTGCTTTAGAAGCAAGTATTTTAGAAACATCTGAATTAGAAAATTCATATGTTTTATTTTGTCTTTTAATATCTAGTGCCATGATCATTTATTTTAAAGGTTAAAAATAAAAAGGGAGGAGGTTTTACCAACCTCCCCTTTATTAAAGTTGTTCTTAGAATGATCCTCCTGTAACAGGGTTTCTCATTACAATCTTAAGAACTTTAGTTGGATCTTTAACCCAAATAGCTGGCATAGTCTGAGTCATATATACTCTATATCCATTGAAGTTTCCAGAAGAAGCAAATCCTTGAGTTCTTCCCATGTAGTCCATAGTACCATTTTGGTAGAACCACTTAAGTTGATTATCCCAAGAAAGTTTTAACAAGTGAATGTTATCATTTCCTTCATCAGTTACATCAAAGATAATAAAACTATATGAACTTAGAGGTCTTCCATCAATCAATGGATTCTCAATATCATTAGTATTCAAGTTATCAAATGCAGGGTTAAGAACAAATTTAACATTTGCAAGGAAAGGAATAGTAAAGCTTGTATAAGCAAAACCATAATCTAAATCCATACCTTGTCCTTTTACTGCACCAATTTCAGAAGCATTTTGAACTAACCCAGAACCATATACTTCATCAGCAATAGCTTTGTTAATTAATTGCATACCACCAATACCTGTTTGTACAACAAGTGATCTTTGTGGATCTGGCCCCTTAAATTCAACTTTACCTTGGTAAAAGTTATAAAGTTCAGATTTAAACATATCAAGAGTAAATGAAGACTTGTTATAAACTCTTTTAAATGAGTTATCTAACTGTGACCACAACCCTACAGACAAACGAATATCATCTGGTCCATCTTGTTTAATTCTACCACCTTTACCCCACATTAGGTAAGTTTCAATATCTGTAGCAATTTTTGAAAGGTGAGCTGCTTCCATATTAGTAATGAAAGTACGTGTAAGAGTTCCATTTTCAAATGCTTCTCTTGCACCAGCTTTACCCATTGATGCTACTAATCCTTCAATACTAGGTACTGATGGATTGTTAGGATCTGTATTAAAGTTTCTCCAGATTTCTGTTACAGGTACTGTGCCATCAGCGTTTAGTCCACCTTTAATCATTAAATCTGCTCTAGAAGATACTGAATAATGTACGTGTGCTTCTGCTCCTCCTACAAAGTTATAGAATTCACGGAAACCAGAACCTGTTTCAATATCAGAAAATCTTTCTCCATACTCACCACGTGCAGAACCTTTTCTAAAGAATTTAGTTCCTTTTGCAAGATACTTGTTATCTAAAGAAGCTGCGTTGTTGTTGTTAACCAATTGTACAGTGTAAATAAAACCGTCACCAGCTGGGATAATATCATCCGCAGTGATGTACAATTCAATACCATTATACTTATCATAAGTAATAATGTCACCATGCCCAAAGGTTCTTTTGTTAATTTTAATCTTAAATGTTGTACCATCAATACCTTTGCTTGCATTTGCAGGCTCAATATCAGCTACAATGTAAGGAAGATCTTGTGCAATAGGAGTTTGCCATTTGTACTCACCACGAGCATTATCCACAAGAATTGTATTCTTACCACCAAATGAAGCCATTTGATACAAAGGCATTTCTACCTTTTGGGTCATAGCCCAAAGATCAATTGGTCCCATATCCATAGGCTCAGCAGAACCAAGCATCTGGGTAAGGTGATACGAATCAACATGTGAACTTGCTTTATAGCTTGTATCACGTAGGAAAATCCCATTATTTAAAACTGGAGTTGCCATAATTTGATTGTTTTAATTGTTAATATTAATTGTTACTCTATTTATTTAATTACTTAATTAAATTCTTTTAAAAATATTGTTGGCTCTTGGTATTTTTCTTTTAGCTGTTCTTTCTGCCACTGGTTCTGAATCTTTTACACCTAATGATGTAGTTCCACCAGCATTAGCTTGCTCAGTTTTAAGTTTTCTCACCGTTTGCTCTATAGATATTTGAGCTCCTTGTGCCATAATTTTTGATTTATATCCATCTGGATCTTGCAATAACCATAATGCTTCAGAAATTAAACCGTAGTTCGGTTCAACAAATTGATATTTCTCTAATAAATGACCTAATAGATTTGTATTTTTTCCACTTACAGATGGATACGATGGTTGTACTAAACCATTATATAACATTGCTTGTGTCTTTTTATCTATCTTTAAATTACCTAATGATCCTTCTTTTAAAGTCTCATATACGTTTTTCATATATTGTTGAGATGCTTGTTCTTGTTGTTTCTTCCTAAGTTGTTGTTCTTGAAGTTTTTGTTGTACAACTTTTTCTTGCATCTTATCTAACTTTGGTTTAAACTTAAAAGCTTGTGCTTCTAGTTTTCCCAAGTCTTTCCAAATTTCTATTTCTTCAGCAATTTCTTGTTCAGTACCATATCCTGTTGCAGATAAATATTCAGTAATAATTCTTTCCTGATCACTTTCTTTTTTAACATCAAGACTCTTGTGTTCTTCAACTTGTGCTAATGTTGAAAATAAACCTTTAATATCTTGACCACCATCTGCTACATAACGTGCAGCAATTTGAAGTTCTTGTGGTAAGCTTTCAAAAAACTGTCTGGGAGTTTCTCTTCTAACTTGATTGGCTTTTTCTTCAAGATTAGCTTCAATTAATTCTTCCCAATCTTTAACAGTATATTCCTCTAAAGGTTTATCATCATCAAAGGGTACAATTTTATCATCTTTTATAAGCTTACTAAATACATCACTTATTCCTGAAATCTTTTTTCTACCTCTTGTTTCTTCTTTTTCTTCATCATCATATTCTGAATCTATAGAATTGATTACATCATCAATATCTACTTCTTCATCATCAGTAAATTCTTTTTCTTTTTGTTTTGATTTAGCATTTAGATCATCCTTACCGTCAAAATCCGGATCTGCAAATGACATATCAACTTTCTCTCCTGTTCCAGCAAAAATATTTTTATTGCCTTTTTGTTCTGGTAAAGTAACATCTCCTGCAGTTGGTGCTGCATCAAAGATTTCATCTAAATTAATATCTAAAGTTTCTACTTTACTATTCACAGTTTCAGTTTTATTACTCATAATATTTGTTGGTTTTAATATTAATACTTTCTATATATATAATATAAGAATAAACTTTAAGAATAAACTTATAATATTTTAAAAAAAATAAAGTTTTTTGCAGTATATAGCTAACGGTTATTTTTTGCCCTTATTTTCTTTTGAACTTTGGACATCATATTTGTTTTTATTTTCTCTTGCTATATCTAATTTAATTTGTGCAATGCTTTTTTGTGCGGCAATTTTTTCTCTTTCAACACTCAATCTGTTATTTTCCATAGTAGTTTTACTAATGTTCTCCTCTCTTTTGAGACTTAATTGATCTTGATATCTTTGTGATTCTCTAATATCCGCCATAGCATCTTGATAATCTGATTGTTGATTTTGATTTATATCAACCATAGATCCATAACCAGCTGCTCTTATTTCTGCAAGCAAGATATTATTTTGTCTATCTTTTTCATTTTCTTGCATTTCAACTTGAAGTTTCATTTGTTCTTCTTGTTGTCTAGCTTCAATTTGTGCTTTCTGCATTTCTTGTTGCTGTTGCATTTCTTGCTGTCTTTCTTTCTCAAGTCTAGTTTGTGAATCTTTAAGTATATCTGTTACTTCAGCAATTGAATCAGCTTTTACAATATTACCAAGCTCATATATACTTGCTCCTGTAGTATTATTTGTAAGAGCCATCTGTTTAAGATTTTCTAGCACAGCCCTATGGTTTGTTTTAGTTGTTGCAAAAATATTAAAATCTCTTAATAATAAATCTGTACCATTAATCATGAAATTAACTTTTTCTGCTTCTGAAGAAATATAACTTAATCTAATACTTGGATTAGTGCTATAATAATATTGAGCAAGATCAGTTCTCATTTGATGAACTCTTGGCATCAATTGATCTGAATGTTGAACAAAGTACATTTCAGTTTGAGCATAAGATTGTTGCATTGCTTGTACAACACCTGTTGCAGTTTGTTGTGAAACTGGACCACCCAATCTTTGTGGATTTACACCTATGGCTTCAAAACATTGTTGTTTGAAATAATTAGCTAAATTAATTCTTGACATCAATCTATTAGTTTGCTCCATGTTTAGAGTTTGATAATGATTGAAATTAGTTGCATTTTCAGTATTAGTAATAGAAGTATCAAGCGGCAGCATCTGAAAATCTTTCATTGCTACAAATGCTTTAGCATAATTATTTTTACCCCAATCTTCACCCATAGAATGTCTTGGTAAAGCATTTTGATCAAACATGATTACAGTACCTAATTCATCTATAAGGATATCTGCAATTTGATTATTAACCATATTATAACCCACTTGATATGCTTTCATTAAATCAACAAGTGATGTAGATCTGGTATTTCTATCTGAAAAAACTCTTCCTTCTACAGGAAGCTTGCACCCATAAAGTGTATTATTACCTTTAAATTGAAATGGTATTCTTCCAGGTTTAGTTCTATTTATACCAATATAAATTGGATTAATGTTATCAGCCATTGTTGATCTCCACATAGCGGGTAAATTTGGTCCAATTTTAACACCTCCCCACACTTCGTTGATCCATATCCAATCAATATGCTCTCCTTGGAGTAAAGTTTCTTTTGATTTATTTTTAAAGATAGATGTATCATATACAGCCTTTTCTGTTATACTATATGTTTCATCAATAATTTCTTGAATTACTGTACCATCCATTTCTATTTTGGTAAGATGACCAATTTTTCTTTGTGTCTTCCAATAAATCGTAGAAACTCTCATTAGATTTCCTTCATCAAGAGGTTTCATATCTTCAGAATTTTCTAATATCTGAGTAACAATATCACCACCTACTGCTGGATTATCCCAATAGTTACTTGTATATTGTCTATACGGCAACCCCGGCATATTTGTATTCCATTGATGAGATCTTGTTGCATCATAGTATGATCCATCATTTTGATAACCATTTACTTGATACTGTGCTGATCTTGCCGGATATATTTTATCTAATGACTTTAATTGTTTTTCATCCATCAAATATCCATATCTATCTATTACATCAGCAACAGTCATAAGATCTATTTTACCAACGTAATTAGAATCAGAAATATATCTTTGATCGGGTGACTTTTGGTAAAAAGTAAGAACTGGATTCCATAATTCTACATCATAATCATCTTCTAACATTCTAAAATGCCAAAATTCTCTATCAGAAATTAACATATCTCTAAATGCTCTTTCTTCAAGTTCTTGCATATGAAATCTTTCTTCATCTACTGCAAGTTGATGAGATGCCCATTCCTCCACCATACTTCTATAATTCTTACTAAAGAAATCTTCTATTTCTGGTAAAGTTTTTAAGTTCTCTGGATTAAGTTGTTGCTTAGCATCTTCTGATGCAGGATCTAATCCCATTTCTATCATCTTCATAACTAAGTTTCTTTCAGCATCTGCAAGCAATGACTCTTCAATTTGCATTCTTTTTTCCTCTAACATTTCATTGTAAGAAGTATCATCAACAGCTCTAAACTGTACTTTAGAATATCTTTTTGCAAATTCACCTGTAAGTACATTAACAACATTTGGAATAATTGGATAAAATTTAAGTTCTAAAGCTGAATTATTTTCTTCAGTTAGAACATCAATTAATTCTTTGTAATCATTGTCAGGCTCAACAATGTAATCCGATTTATCAATTATACCTTTTGCTAACTTATAATTTTTTAAAAGTCTTCTAGCATTTGTGCGTAAGAATTCAATACCTTGCAGTTCTAGCCAATCAAGATTCCAAGCAGCCCAATCATCTGTTTTCTTAGAATAAGGAAGAAATTGAGTTGGTTGTGTAAGACTAGAAAAAGTAGGTCCTCCTTCAGCCTTAGCACCATTTTTTAATTGCATTGCATTTAATACTCTCATGTAAATAAGTTTTGGCTATTTAATATTTTTAAAACCAGATCTTCTAATTTTTGGTCCTATACCAGATCTATTACGCCCTAAATTTTTAAACGCACTGGTATACTTTAATTTACTGATTTTTTCTGAATTAACCAAAGAATCATTTTCTGTTTCACGTCTTTTAGCATAACCTCTATTAGATTGCTGAATTTTAACAAATGCAACAAGTGCACCAAAAGCTACAAGTCTATCTACGTTAAGTCCGGGGTAATAAGCAAGCATCTCTTTAATTAACATTGGATCAGGTATTCTTTCTACACCTAAAGTTTGAGTCATTACTTCTCCTTCATCATCTAAATCTTCATTAATTACTTCCCTTATGTATTCTATTGCATATGATATAAGATGACTTTTAAATAATGTACCTGTGTTTTTCCAACCATACTCTTGATATACAGTTCTATTTGAACCAAGGTCTTTTAAAAAAAGTATTTGTTGTTTGGGAACCAGATATTTTTGTTTTTTTCTTGCAATCATATGTTGAATAAATAATGATATATTATTTTCAACAATTGTCCATGCATTATACCATTCAATAATTAATTCTAATCTTTCATGTGTTTTATTAATATCATCAAATCTACCACACCATGCTGCTACAATTTTATCTTTTTCTATAAATTGTTCAACCCCACCACCTTGTGTTTCTCTTATTACTTCTACAGCATTCTTATAGATAAATATACTACATAATGAATCAGATGTAGTTGTTTTTCCTTCAGACACGGGGTCAATAGATGCATAATATGAACCAAATTCTGGTCTCTTTGATGCAGGTCTTTCCCACACAACAATAGATCCTGTTTTATCCGTAGCTTTTTTATCTATAGGAAATTGTGATATTGGAAGTTTATTTGTTCTTTTTGCTACAATACCTTCTTGTTCACGTTCTAAATCTATAAGTTCATATGAGTATTCTTTTTCTTCTATTTTTTTAAGTTGCTTTGAAAGTATACCTTGTGGAAATATAGATGCTTTTCTATATGCAAATGCTTCCGCAATATTTTTAGGTTTTTGTGATATTCTTAATTGATATTGTTCAGGAGATAAATCATTCTTCCATCTTTCTCTTTCAGCATCTATTGCGTCTATTGCTTCATCTACTTGTGAATTACCATATTTATCAATATAAGGGGGCATAGACCATTGTTCTGGAATAAATAGACCTGCCATACCAATTGTACCATCAACATCCATTAGATTAGTTTCTACAGCATATATATCATTGGCTCCTGGATTCATAATCATATCCTTTAATGGATTACATTGTTCAAGATCACCAACAGATCCGGCTGCTATAAACATACCTGTGGTCATCATACCTGATGACATTGCTGGACGAAGGTACTCGTAAGTCTCCATCATTTTAGGTGCAATACCTGCTTCTTCATGAAAAAAATAAGTACAAGGTCCACCTACACCAGTTGTTGCATTTTTTTCAAAAGATGCACCTTGTATTTTTGATTTTAAACCTCTTGATGTTTTTCTATTACCAACCTTTACTTCAATTTGTTGTTGCCATAATAAAACCTTTTCTGGATTACTAGGTCTGTACCAAGCTGTGTGCTCATTTAAAAATGTTTTGTATTCTTCTAAAAATTTCCAAGAACCTTTATCGTTAATGTAATCTTTTAATGATGCACCAATCTTACATATAGAACCTTCTTCAAACCAATATTGATTTATAATTTTTGCCATATGAAAATAAGATGATGCAATCTGTCTTTTCTTTAATATAGCTGAATGTTGATTGTTTAACTCTGCAAGAAGCTCATATAAAGCCATGTGATACTGTGCATCACGTACTTTAGCAAAACCGTACTTTTTTTCTTCTTTATCAAAAATAGGTAGAAAGTTTAACCACATGTAGTAATCTCTAGTTAAATACCACTCTTTACCTTTGCTTTTGTATATTACACCTTCTCTACATTTATTCTTTTGATCATTCCAATAAGCTATATAATCTTTTGATCTAAAAGGTGAATTGCAATAATAACCATCTTTGTTAAATTTAGATGCTTCATCATTAAACCTCCAAGCTGTATGATCAAAATCATACTTACCCGGTTCTTTAAAAATACTTTCTAAATATTCTCTAAATTCTAAATCTGTATCAAATGTAGTTTCAGACCATTTGTTATTCTCATATGTAGGTATAACTCTACTCATACCTTATAATAGCAAAAACATCACCAGCTTGAAGAAGCAAATGTTCTTCACCTTCGTGTTGCATTGGTGTAGGCATTGCATGTTCTGCATATTGTACAACATCACCTATATTTATTTCTTCAACTTCTGCACCAACTCCAACAACAGTTCCTTTAAACTCTTTTTTCTGTGCAATTTCCGGGATAATAATACCACTTGCTGTTTTACTTTCAGCCCTATGTCTTTTAATTAATAATCTTTTTCCTACTGGTATGATAATTTGTTTCATAATTTATTGTTGTTTTTTTAATATATTCTGTTTTATCTTCGCTTTTATACCATTCATCAATGTGTTTATCAAAATGTAATCTATAATCATATCCATTACAAAATGTTTCATTACAACGGCTACATTGAATAATTAATTTGCACATTACATTTGATCATATGCAAGTCCTGCACCACCACGCACAGAACTTTCTTGTTCTTGTTTCATATCACTAAATGCACCTTTATATGATTGTCTAATGGATTCAAATTTAGCAGCAGCATTTACCATTGAATTTATATTACCATCTCTTCCATGTTCTATTGCTGTAACTTCCATATATTTAGCTAATCTATCTAACATAGATTTTATACCTACGTATGCTCTATAAGTTGGTGTCTCATAAAGTTTTTTACACATATCTAATGCATATCTAATAGTACCATCTTCAACAGATTCTTCTAAACCTATCTCTTCAATTATAATATCTTCTTTTTCATGTTCAGGTAAATTAAAAAATGGATTTAAATCTGGATTGGGACAACTCATATAAAATACATATTTATAAATATCTAAATGTGTATCCGGATACTCATCCATTACTTTCTTTAAAAAAGGTAAAGCATAACAATGTTCTGTTAAAATTAAATTATTGTTCTGTATATCAAATAATTTTACTATCATAATGCATTAGGATTAAAATGATTTTCCATTTCTTTTTTAAATTCTTTATAGCTCATCTCTAAGTATAACGGTACACTCTGACCAAAAACAACTACTTCAACATGAGTATCCATAAATTTTTCTGTTCCTGGATGATAATATTCTCTAAAATAAATTACTTTACTTAGATCAATCATTACTTTTGTTTTTTCAAATCTAAAGTCTGTTGGTACTTTTGAGTGTTTTGATTGTACCGCTATTGTTGTTGTAAACTCTCTCATAGTTATTTTTTATCTTTTAACCACATCATTATGGATACTACTTCATCTTTTAAATATGGTAATTTATAAATTTTAATTTCTTCAATTACTGGTTCTCCATTAACATGTTCATTTATTGGATAACCATTTTTATCTTCACCTATTTGTTTAAACTTTACATGTTGTATTTGAAGTTTACCAATCTTTAATTTGGGGTTATGCTTCTTAATAATATATGCATAAATACTCAGTTGTAAATTATAATGGTTTAAATTACAATCATCTAAATGACTAATAGGTTTATACATTTTTTTTGTAATACCTTCCCAATTAGTAAAACCTTTATCTTTAATTTCTTTATTTGTTTTGTAATCAGTTATATTAATATACCCATTTATAACTTCAACTAAATCTGCTTGACCACATATACCTAAAGATTTTAAATAAACTAAATGTTCTGGATATATACCTTCTTCAATCTTTTGATATGGTGCAATTTTTACACCAGTTTCTTCATTATTCAAAGGTCTTATAATAGGTAATTCAACACCTTGTCTTGATAATGTATCTAAATCGCATATATCAGCTTCACGTTGATTATGATAAAAGTTACCAAGCTTTATTGCCCTTTCAGTTTCACTATCCCATGCAGCAAGTATTTCTTTTGGAGTCATACCATACCACTTAGATCTTTTGTTTTTTGAAGACTTTTTAGCTTGTGCTTCTCTATCAAACTTAGGTTTAAATTTACTAATCAATGAAGTCACGCTAGTCCATTCTATATTATCATTATCATTACTCTCATAAACATGCCCATCTTCTTTAAATATAATTGCCATAGTTATAGTGTTATTGTAGTATACCAATAACTTTCTGTTTCAGTTACTACTTTTGTTATTATTTCTTTATAAATATAATTAATTACCATTTTGATTTATTTGATTAGTTATTATATCTTCTTGCTCTTCTGTTACAAGAGCATCCCAATATCCTTTTGGGCATTCAGATGATAATGATCTAACTTTAAACCCTAAACTACAACCACAATCTGAACAACATGGTTGAGTACCGGGTGCTAAACAATCATCACCTTTTGCATCAAATAATGAACATTTGATACATATCTGAAATCTATCAGTAGCAACAGCTTCAATATGTTCTTTTTTAAAAATATTGTTTTTTATACCTTCTGTAATTTTATCAATATTCTTAAATGCATCTACATATTTTTTCCATTTATTTACCATCTCTAAATTTCTTTTTGTTTAATATTTCATTTTTTATTTTTTCCAATGCTTCTTCCATTTGTAAAATATCTCTTGTAATATTTTCACTTTTAGCATAACCATTATAAGTTCTTTTTGCAATATTACCAAGCAAACTTTTGTTTTTAAGTATTGCTTTTTCTAATTTATTTTTTCTTAACTCAAATGTACCTAAACCTTCTAAATATATTTTTGGAAAAGATAAAGCTGAAAGTTTTTTTCTAAGCTTTGCATAATAAAATGTTATAAAATCATCAACTACTTGGGGATGAACACCCACTTCATCTGCTATATCTTTGCTAAACTCTTTGTGTGATTTCGGATGCATTACCTAAAACTTTATAATCTAACAAAACTAAACCTTCATTTTGAACATTTATACTTGGATTAATTGATATTGTTTTTTTATTAGTTCCTTTTTTATTTAATAAACCTTTCTTTTCTGCTTTTGTAATTGCATTTCTAGCTGATTGTGGACTTTTAAATATTTCTTGTTTTACCAAATCAAAACAAAACTTTGTTAGCTCCACATCATTATTTTTAGCAAGTTCACCTAAAAATTTTAAATCAGAATTATTTAATAATATATCATTAAAAAAACAATACGTAAGTATTTGATACTTTATTGAGGTATCAATATTTACTTTTAATTTTAAATCTACTTTTTTTACTAGTGCCATTATAAACTCATTATCATATCAACAAAGTCTGGGTGAGGATAGCAATCTGATTTACCGGTACGAACATTACCGTGTACTAATAAACCTTTTACTTTTCCATAATGAGCTTCTTCTTGAAAATCAAAGCCTTTTGTTGGACCATACTTTTTGATAAATTGTTTTAAACCTATTCTTATATCTATACCATCTCTTTCTCCAACCCATCTTATCCACTTCTCAGTTTCTTTAATCTGTTTTTCGGAGTAAGCATGCCAGTGTAATTTACCTTTAAATGCTTCAGATAATTGTACAACTTGAGTTGGTAAACAAGATGATCCTACATATGTTTTATATTCAGAATCAAGATGACCCATATTACATAATTCAATTCCTACAGAATGTCTATTCATGTGCCCTGAACCTGTTTTTCCTAAATGCCAACCTTGTCCACCTGTTGGAAATGCTTGAACCATTACACCATCATATTCATCATCACCGTTTTTATGGTTAATACCGCCTAAAACAAATTCTGTTGCTACTCTTCCTCTATCATCTCTGCTCCAATGATCAATGCATGCATATGGATTAGAATTTCCTGCAGTATGATGTAAAAATATATAATCATTTTTTATAGGACCTTCTATATATTCACCTTTTGGTAAATAGTGTTTGTGAATAACTTGATTCCACGGTGTTGTAAAATATTGATTTGATGTATCATTATCTTCATCAATTTCCACTGTAGTACAATCATTAAGAGTTAAGATAAGAGACCATGTATCAGATCCAACTATTCCATCTGCAGTTATACCGTGCATTAGTTGAAATCTAATTACATGTTTTTCAGTCATAAGACCAAAATCACCATCGGGTGTAATTTTAAGTTTTTGTTGTAAAGTTTTTACATCTAAACCTTTATCTCCTTTTTTAATAACTTTCATTTTATTCAATGTTTTGTGAAGCCTTTTCCATTGCTTCTTTAAAAGCTTTTTCTTCATCGGATGGTCCTTCACTTGCATTTTGTTGTGCTACAGCTTGAGCCATAAAAATTTGAGCTTGTAACCTCTCTGCTCTGGCTTTATCTATTTCAGCAAGTAAATTTTCATATTCTGCTTGAACAGTTAAATGTGGAATATTGTCTTTGTAAAATTTTGTAATTTCTTCTCTGCGTTCTTTAAGTTGTTTTTCTGAAAGCTGAGGATCTTTGTCTTGTAAATCAGAATTTACCTTTTTTAATTTTGCCATTTTATTGATTTTAAAATTTAACTTAATGACAAATATATAAAAATACTTTTAAAGTTTAAACTATTTTTATATATTTAACCAATAAATATTATAATGAAATATCTTAAATCTGTTAACTCATTCATTGATGAATCAACATGCATGGTTTATGTATGTATAAATAATTATTGTGGTGATACAAAAGAAGGTGTGCATTTAAAAAATATGAGTGAGGAATGGTGGTCTAAATTAGATCCATCAGATATGGCAAGAATAGATATAAAAGGTGGGTTATTTTAACTTATTTTATTTTTTTCTAAAATGTTAATAACATTTTTAAGTTCGGTATAGTCATGAAATTGTATATCACCTTCTAATATTTCTACAATCCATTTACCTTCTTGAGTATTATCGTTGCTATTAGATATTAAATCAATATGCCCTATTTTGTATCCGTAGTAATAAAAAGCAATATCACCTGACTCTTCCGCAGTAATGTCTATTCTTTCAAAGCCTAATTTTTTAATGTTTAATTCAGTCATAACAATACATTTAAGGATTTAGTACATTAGCTTTTAGATTAACTATTAAATCATCTAATTCAGTAAATACATCAGTCTCATAATTAAGACTGTAGCTTAATACAGGCCAATTATTATTTACTATATCAATATTAAGTGGAGTTTGAAAATAAATTAAATCATTTACAACATAATAATAATCATACTCTTGAGGAGTACAACACGCATTTGTTATACGTTGAATAAATCCATAATTTATTAAATCATTTTCAGTCATAATCATTTATTTTACAGTTGCTTTTGTGCTTTTAAAACCAACTACCACTTTACTCTGTTAGCCCAGTATGCAGCAGACATTTTTCCTTTTTTAATATTTTTAGCATGTCTTGCTTTAAAACTTGCACGTTTCTTTTTCATTTTGTCTGATTCACCTGCTTTTGGTTTACCTGCAGTTTTAGCACCTTGTTCACCAAACCTGATTGTTTTTACTTTATCACCTTCTTTAACTACAACAATATGTGACTTAGTAGGATGGGAAGGAGTTCTCTTGGGTTTATTATAACCAGACACTCCAGCTCTTGCTAATCTACTATCTTTTTTCTTAGTTGCCACAATTATTTTGCATTATAAGTTTTTTGTATAAAATAAATTATATCCCATATTAATGCATTTCCACCATTAGCTGTTATCTGCCAAAAAGATCCATTCTCTACAAAACCGGAATCAGCATAATATTGAAATACTTGGTGAAAATTATGTTCTACGTCATTACCTTTTGAAAATACTGCTTCACCAGTAATTCTATCATATGGTGTTCCATTTACACCTTCAAATGCTATATCTAAATGAGTTTGGTTTGCGTTAGGTGCTTGGTATTTAAATACAACAGTCATAATATATACATCATTTGCGTTATCTGCTAAAACTCTATTAGATGTACCATTATAATATTCTATGTTGTTACCGCTTGTATAAATAGCACCTGCATTATTTGGTATTTCAACCGATGCCCCATCTAATAATGGAAATTTTTTTGATTCAGTCCACTCTGTATCATCATATCTTGCCCATCCTTGACCATTTGCTTTTGAACCAGAATTAATAAATGATTTTAAACTACTTAAAGATACAAGTTCTGTTTGCACTTTAGGTTGAGGTTTTAATCTTTCTTGTGGTGATTCATATCTAGCAACAGTAACAACATCATCTGGTTTAGGTTGTTTAATTTGCTTTCTACGAAGCATTCCCATCATGTCTTGTAATATAGTACTCATATTATATTTTTTTAATCAATTGTTGGTCCTGTTCTTATTCTTGTCATGTGTTGTTTA